TATAACAAGATAAGAGCGGGAGTCAGGGACAGTATATCTTTTGATAATACTGACCCGGGATTGGCTGTAATCAGTTGTCCTAAGAAGCCTCTCTCTATGCAGTAATAATAAAATAAACTTTTGTTTATTTTATATAGCCGTAATGGGAGAGGTGATACTTCTTTTCCAAGCCGAAATAGTCTTTTGGCTATTTCGACACTGTGAGATCACGTTGGTTTAATGGAGTCTTGTGGTTTTGTTTCAACACCATAAGCTTCCATTATTTTAATATACTGATCAGCTATCTCTGCTCCTCAGATGACAATGTCATCTCCGAGGACAAGATATGCGGAAAAGTTATTAAAACCAAGCCGTTTAGCGGCTCACCTGACTATGAAGTGATTAGTTATTCCTAGTGCAGGCCATGAAGACGCAAGTCCCATGGGCTGCCCTACAGAATACGTCACTTCTTTCAAGTTTGATGAGTGAAGAGCAGGAACAGAGAAGGGACTGCCTGTCATTATATTGGATCAGATGTGAGAGAAACTTTCGTCTCCTCACATTTTCTCCAATATTTGGCGAGTAAGACTAACTGGAATTCGGTCGGTTGCCTTGGATAGGTCAACGGAGTGAGGTCTTCACCTCACTGAGTTTTCCATTCCACGGTAATGCTTCCGGATAACAGTAGGAATAACCTCATGACAATAGGTTAAATCGGATTCTAAAGTTTTTAGATACCTCATTAATCTGTTGTGTAGGGGCTTCAAAATACACTGCGTAGGTCAGTCACCAATTGCTATTACTCGGGTTTTACCCTCATAATCAGCAATGGCGGACAGCCTGCGATTTGTACTTTTCTTACTTACTGGGACAATGTTATGTAGACTGGTTAACCATTCCAGTCTACCTCATTCATTATGGATGGGATTTAAGCGTCTCGAAAGAGCGATTAAATTATCATACACAATGTCATGAGTATTAATCATGTCAAGAACTGCTGATAAAGCCGCGTGGCCGAAAGGTCCGCTTTTGCTAGATCACAGAGGCTTGATATCATAATCATCTCATTGCTCCAGAAGGTCTGTCGGTAAATTCAGATCTTTAAATTTAAGTGTTCGCATTTCGTGATCAAGTATAAGTTTTAACTTATACTGATCAGGATCTATGGGAATATGTTGGTTGTCGGTTATTGAACTAATGTTCATATCCGGCTTCACCATTATATCCCTAGAGACCCATAATATAGACAGTACAGCTACTGCTATATTGTCGTCTTGTGCGCACCTATCTTCAAGAGTTCTGAACCGTAATAAAGAGTTGGTTCTGTCTTGTCAAAGATAATAACTTCATACATTTGTATTAAGTTTTATCTTCGACTGATGACAGATAACCCTAATGAAGTGTTTTCTTAACTCCTTCAGGGTACCCACTCTTATTTCCCTTCCTTGATCTTTTCTTCATCATAATGATCGAACTGCTGTTAACAATTTTGTCAACAGCAGAGTATCATCATGATTCAAGTCTAGTATTTCCTTTAAAACAGAAAATGATTTGT